ATCACTAATCTTTTCTAAATGACTTTCTTGTTTCTTTTGTGATTCATAGGTTTGTTCTTGAATTACCGTTTGTTTATCCACTTTGTTATTCAAACTACTAATTGCCTCTGTGTTTTCTATCGTTCTCGTTGATTCTTTCATATATCTTACCTGTGTTACGCTCCCATTCATGTCGCAACACATATTTTTCATCGTTTTCGGACAATGCCTATCACTCCAAGCACACAAATTATAAAATTTAGCACTGCAAGTGTGGAAAATTGCAATGGTGTAAGCCAATTAATAGCATGAAATATACTTGCCGATGTCATTAAGAAGTAGAACAAACCATTACCTGCACCGCCCAACATAATTAAATAATTAAAAGTATTATTCATTTCTCTTTTAGGTAAGAAAAAAGGAGCGATGATCAACATTAAACTAAATACCATACCAAGAATACCCCATACCCAAATAGGCATGATGTTATGAAGTGCTACATAGAACTGTGAATCGTCTAATATATCTTCTTGTTCTTTTGCCCAAAAGAAACCTCTTTCGAACATCAAAATCCAATACCCATATACAGAATAACTTTATGGATATAATCAAAATAAGTCTTTTTCAATTTAGCACCTCTTTGTTTCCAAAAATAAAACCACAAGCATTAAGCCTGTGGCTTGTCTATATACTTTCACCTGTTATTAGTGCATAGTCAACTGTATCTAGAACTTCCATTTCCACATACCAATGTATGTCGTCGTTCGTTAAGCAATCCCATAAATACATTTGCTTAATTTCATTAAAAGTAGGGGAAATAAAACCATTATTTTTCGACATATTATGTGACCTCCAAACCTTTTGTAAATCACTTAACTTATTTTCAATGTTTCATTTTCTTTTTGTATCTTCAAAATTTTCATTGCATTTGTACTGATTGTTTTTGAAGTGATGCGATCATTAATTTTAAAGAATCATCATTTGATAAAATTTGATGTAGAATTTGTGGTCTGATTCGATGCCACACTTTCATTTGATAATGTGATTCATAACAATTTCATTAGTTGATATAAAAAATATTTAGCTTATAAAGTTGTTCAAAATTTTGAGGACTATAGAATCTTCAACTTCAAAATCATTATTTAAACTTCCAACTTTTGCATATCCAATAATTTCATTATTTTCATTAATTAATATTCTCACTATTTATACACCCCTACAATTTTCTGAACAGTAAACTTGTTAGCATTAGCTCCTGAACTTGAACCGTCAATAATATTCATGTAATTATCCGAGTAATTTTAAGTTGTTGGTTGTTAACTTTAGCTAAAGAGCACTCATATGTGCTTGTGCTAGTAGCATCTAAACCAACAATATTATCCAGATTCAAATTAATATTACGTGTACTTAATGGATTACCTAAAGTAACAAATTCCCCACCGGGAAAGTCGCCGTATATATAAAGAACGATAAAACTATCTAAAGGTTCACTTAAATTAATAGGAGTTCCTACACCATTCGCGTTCCCTTCAAATAATACAGTGTGGCGTTTGAATATTTTAAATCTGTATAAACTTTTGCGTTGTTTCAGCTGTATTTGCTTTGGCTTGTGAATTTTGAGGTGTTCAACATTATTCGATCTATACCAACTCGTTCCCAATCACTCCAACTGTTATAAAATCTCATGAGATATTGATCTGTTGAATTATATGGGCTAAAAGTAATTCGTTTAACACTAGTGTCTCTCATCTCCACTATTACAAACCCGGCTGTTGATGTAGCTCCAGAAATCGGAATATTTGTACAATAAAAATAACCAGGTGTTAAGTTCCTTAATTTTTCTAAATCGTTATTAAGATTTGTAAAGATACTTTTACCATCGGCTTCAGTCAATTTATATCTTTGCCAATTAGCAGTTTGACCAGTGTAATAACTTCACTATTGCTCACAGATTTTTGAAATCTTCAAATTTTGTATCAATATATTTTTTATCATCATCAAATTCTTACTATATTGTGTGCCTTTTTCATTTATTTCTTTAATTCTATTAGAATGATTTGTATTATAATCACTTTCTTTGTGGATATTAAATTATTTAGTGATAACAACCCTTGTTCAGTTGTTTCTTGAACTTTAGTAACATAATCATTCATATGTTCAAAATCATCATTAAGTTTTTTATCATATCTGCTACTTCTGAACGCATATCAGAAAAGTATTTAATTTCTCGCAATTTATTTCTGCGGGTAATTCTGCAATTAAGTCATTTTCAACATTAAAAGCAAATTTTCTTTGTACGACTACCTGTTCTTCATCTAAAGTAGTCACATAGACTTGACCTATCACTCTTGTTGCAATTTCATAAATTCATCTGGTATTTTATAGTCAATAACACCATTCAATTCATCTACAAACTTCAATTTATCATCAACTAAAAAACTATCCTTTGATTCAAGCGCAATGAAAATTTTAATATTTTCTTCGCTCAATGCTAAAGGATAGTTATTACGTGTTATTTTAAATTGTAAAGTTGATGTGTCTTTATCTTGATTCCAAAATTGAATATCAAATCCGTTAAACTTTGATAATACGCTGTTGTTTCTAAAGGAATACTCGCTATTTTATCCATACTCATATGTTAATCCTCCTTATACTGTAGTGCCTTGGAATAATGTCCAAGGAGAAGTCCTTTCGTTTTTATTCGCATTAAAATAAGCTTCATAACGCTGTATTGCAGCACCAGAAGTTACACGGTTCAATACTATTTTAAAAGTGTTTGCTGTTACACTTTCGATATCACACGTCCAACCAGCGACACCAGGATTAGGATGATCTTTAAGCTGGCTAGAACGAGAAGTATCTATATACCATCTTTTGTTAGTAATAATCCCTAATTGATTCATATTAGTTATAAAGCTAGGTACAGCTTCTGCTATACCATTTAAACTACTTGATTTGACATGATTCCAACCTGTTGTATTCCATCTGTAGCGTTTAATCTATAAATTGAAACCATACGTTCAAACTTCATTAAATCTCTAACATAACTATTACGTGTCAACACTTGTTTAGTATCACCAGAAACATTGGAAGCCGAAACTTCTAAAAACCATCCTGCATCTCGCATTTCTGGTGGCACTGGAAAATCAGTGATTTTTAAAGTATCTGACGTAGTTAAATAATAATATCCCGGTTCAATGACATCGCTTATTTTTGTATATTCAGCAAGTGGATAAGTTTTAGTCCGACCCCCTGTTTCTGTCATTAAAACCGGCGTAGCTTGCGCTGTTAATTTGTCATACACATCGCGCATAAAAATACCGTGTATTTGGTGCGCACGATAATTGGGTGCACCTACAGTAACCCCCGCAAGCAAAGCTTTTTTCCTGTTTCAATATCGTAATACATTTGTAAGCCTTCTGCTTCAGCAAAGTTACCAGGAAACTCATTTCCAATTTTTCCTATATTACATTCTTTTTGATACTTCTCTTGCCCAGTTTTATAATCAAAAACAGTTATGAAATTTGGAATAGCTGGGTCAGAATCACCTGAATACCAATAAATGTTTTCATCATCAAAAGTTATACCTTGCATAGGTTGTCCACTATCTCCATCACTATATTTAGCAGGAATATCCATTCTATACAATACTTTATCAATGTGATTATCAATATCTTCTATTTTTCTGATTTCTATATAATTACGTGCATTACGTGTTAGCCATTCTGATTTTGGATATTCTACACGGAACAAAATCAAACCTTCTTGTTCGTTTATTATAGGAGCAATATAAGGTAATTCTGGATGACCTGTAAATACTTCCTCCATGTCATATTCTCCGTATTTGATACTAATATTTGGTTTATATGTAAATCTAACCAATTTATGATAACCATCATTATCTAAAATATTAGTGTATATCCATAATTTCTCATCTATCCATCTATAGCCTAAATGCGTACCGTGTCCACCACCTACGATTTCCATTTGAGATAATAGTTGTCCATTCGTTTTCATTTTAGATAGTTTATAATTACTTCCAAATGCTTGTGTTTGATAAATAATTCCTGTGCGATTATCCAGGTGGAAAGATTGCATAACACTATTTGTCAAAGGCGATAAATTTGTAAGATATTGCCATGCTTGATTTGGAATATCAAACATAAATTCTTGTGCTAAAACTGTATTTTTTGCATCTTCAACCTCTTCCATAATATTATCTTTATTTAATTGATACTCTGTACTATCTGAACGCAAACGATCATATAAAGTTGGATGTTGATTACCTTTATTGTCAACGCGTGCATCTTTTACTTCTTGCAGACTGTCCTTACCTTTTGATAACACAAGATTGCTAACACGTTTATCTAAATCCTTTAATGCATTTCCTACATTGCCATTAACACTATGTTCGATTTGCTCCGAATTATGTGCGCTAGTTTCTTTGCTTTTATGGTAATCTTGATATTGCTTTATTTCGTTTGCAAAATCTTCAATTCGAACAAAATTTGTATGCAATTGTTGTCTAAAATCTTGTCCTAACGTGAGTGTTAAACTTTTTTGTAAGTTTAATTGTTTCATTTATTTTCCTCCTATAGCATTAATGTTGTATTGATAGGGAACCAATGGTTAGTGTCTATTGTTGTCTGCGTAGTTCCTTCTAAATCAATGTTTCCATTTGTTTGAACACGCCAACGTGAAAAGTTCAGTGTATTACTTACTTTTGTTGAATTTTGAACAAATGGTTGAGCCGATGTTATATAACTTTTTATAATATCCGGTAATGTTCCAATCGTTCCTGTTGCCTTAATCCCCTTCACTGCTCCTTTTAATGATAAAAAAGAAACACCTTTTATCGACATTAGCCGAACTTTAGGTGTTTCGCTTGAGCTATATGCGGTTATACCGTTTTTTAAATTAATATCTAACCAACCTGTATCAGTAACGATGTTGTTAATTAATGATTGCACTGTATTTATCTGACTTTGGACGCTATTTAAATTATTATTCATTGAAGATATATTATCTTGCAATCCCTCTAAATCGTAATTCTCAAAGTCATCTGGCATGCCGTCCACATAATTCACATGCGAAACAACATATACATTCTCCCCAGTTTTTGGATCTTGCATAAAAATTGCTGGTATTTCTTTACTCATCTACTAATACACTCCCTACCACGTTCGACATAAAATCGTATTTCATATTCTTATCGGTTGTCCAACTTCCATTGGCTATTTTGCTATTAGCACGTTTTATGCGTAAATTAATTTGGTTTTGTATGCTAATAATATCTTGTTTAGCATTGCTGAATTCGACTTCCACAGGCTTATTTGCTTTCGAATGATAACGTGTAATTTTAACAACTTTAAGATCACTGTTAAATTGCAATGGTTTGTGAACGAAACGAACTACATTATTTTCTGCAATATCATCACTAGTTATATAATATCTATCATCATCAGTACCTAAATAATTTGTAGCGAGTTCAACTGTAGGACTATCATTTAATTGTTCCATCATGCTTTTGCGTATTTGTGTTTTAGTTGTTGCATTATCATCGAACACAGTAGGTGCTTGCATCATCCCGAACGTATCAAAAGTAGGTGCTTTATATTCGTCTACTACATGATAGATATCTTCTCCTTTAAGTTCTGCTGTTAAGTTCAGTACATTTGTTTTTCTGTTCCGATTAGTAAACGAGGTGTTTTTTTCTTATAATCTACACCTGATTTACCACCTTTAAATACAACTTTAAAGGAATGACTACCTTTTTCTAATCCTTTTTTTATAGTGATTTGATTAGTCTTCGAGCGTTTGCTGTATTGAGAGTATGTACCAACTTTTTTATCGTCAAGGTATACATCTACTACACCACCAAGCGACAATTGCTTATTTGTCCAAGTCAGAGTTTCATTTCCCCACTTACAATTAAATTTAATCGAAAAACTTGCTTCCTTTGTCTCTGAGTACCAAGTACCTTCTTTTTTAAAAGAACCAGATAATTTAAAGTCTTTAGGTTTTTTTGGTTGATAGTTTTTTGTCTCTTCTGCTGTTTTCTTTTTGCCATAGCCCTTAATATAAGTTTTCATATCTGTTGTGACAATATCACATTGTAATTCGTCTGAATTTGCCCTATAGATTATTGGTATTTGACAGCGTTTATAAAATGTGTCAGGTGTATAAAAATAAATTTTTTTATTATCTGCAAAATAAATATAATTAAACAATTCAGCGCCAGCAACAATAAACTCAATACCATTTTGACCTCCAAGTTCTGATACAGGTGCTGTTTGACTAAAATCTCCAACAATTTCGTAACTAAATCCGAGGTTATTATCTTTGAAACCGAATGATAAATAGGAATCTAAAGTATATTGTGGTGCATTGGCTTCATCTACTTGTGAATCATTAAGAGTTTCTTTCGATATGTCTTTATCTACATAGTGATTTTGAAAGTCCATAAAAATATGCTTAGCAATCACATCATTAAGTACCATTTGGCTATCGTATTTAAGCGATGTAGATTTAATAACATAGTATTGTCCATTCTCAATAATATAGTTTTCATTAACTAACATATCGAATATATCTTCATTGCCGCTTGATTTATAAGCTGTGAGAGAGATTGAACGTTCATTATTTTTTTCATATTCATACTTAAATGTATCGTAATCGTAATCAGTTAAAATCTCAGCATAATTTCCTGCTTTATTTTCAACCACAAGTTCTTTCATACTCTCACCTACCTATAAATAAAGTTAAATTCAAATTCTGCATACACATTTGATAATCCATTGCCTTCAATTTCAATATTGTTATTACCAGGTGCAAGTGTTATCCAGTCATAATTTGTATCAATACCAATACGATTATTACCTATTATCGGATGTACACCATTTAAAGCTAGTGTTTGATTGGATTTCAAAACACCATAATAAGTGAACGACTCATTAGTATGATAATTATGCATAGTAAAACCATTCGGAGCATCTGCTTTAATACGAATAATTAACTTATGATTAAGTGGATCAATAGTATCAGATGATCCATTATATATGACAAAACGTTTACCATTTTGCCTATAACTAATGTCGTTATCTGTAATAAGTCCATTGCCAAACTGCCATTCATCATTTAAGAAATCGACACTTAATGTGTCTTTAAGCGACTCAGAATAACCTTTATAAACGACGAATTTAATTTCAAACGTCCCGTATTTGCTAAAAACATCAGTAATAGCATTTTCATTACAGTACACTGCATACTTTTTACCTGGCATATCAGAATGAACAATATAATAAGGGTCTCTTCTAAATAAGAGACCCCTTAATCTTTGTTTGAATAAATTATAATCTTCTATATCGGTTCCAATATATGCAAACCTTAATACTAAGTTAAAAGGTCCAAATGTACTGGCCCCAAGTGCTACACCATCTTTACCTTTACGTTCAAGTTTATTCACTTGAACCTCAACACCTTCTTCGTCGTAATCCAAGAATTCTAAACCAGGTATATCTGTGAGCGTATAATCAAAATCATCATTAAACATTCTTACTATCTTCATCAAATTAGAAGGCACCTCCTAAACCTGTATTCCAACCACCTAATTTAGTTCGTTTGCCCTGTCTCTTACTTGTATTTCTTTCAATAGGTTCACCATCTAAATTCAAATTTTTAGAAGCAGTCTGTTGGTTATATACTTCATTATTACGACTTGAATACAGTAAATCTTGCATTGTATATAACATTTCTTTCAAAATGCTGTTTTGTTCTTTTAATGTTTCGTTATCATAGGCTTGTTGTTGCAATCTTAGTTGGTCGGCTTGTGCTTTTGCGTTAGCTTGATTTCTCAATTCATTTGCGTATAGAGAAATGCCTTCATACACAGCACTTTGAGTTTTATTGAATATATCACTCTGTGCGATTTGTTTCATCGCGCTAATTGATACATCGTTAGGTATTACTGTTTCGCCACCATGCATTTGAATAATTTCTCCGCCTTTTTCAAACACAGTGTTATAACCTGCACGAGCATTGTTGGTACCTTTGGCATAACCATGACCATGACCGATAACACCTAACATGCTACCTCCATAACGAGATTTGGCATATGCAATACCAGCAATTAAGTTATCTAAACCGTTTAAGATATTACCGTGACCTGCTTTTTTAAATGCTCTGAACGTGGAAGGTGTTACCTGTACTAAACCTTGTGCTTCATTACCACCACTGTTGACATCATGAATACCTTGATGAGCGCCTGCATTACCACTAGATTCTGAATCAATCTGTCTAATCCAAGCGTTCACATAACTTGAAGACGTTGGCAATCCATTAATTCTTAAGGCTTTCATTACTTCAGGACGCCATGCACTTGCAGCACGACTTCCTCCAGATTTACCTCCACCACCATTGTGAGTTTTAAGCCATTTAACAGGGTCAATAGGGTGACCGTTTTTATGCATTTCATAGTGTAAGTGAGGTCCTGTACTTGCTCCGGTATTACCAGAAATACCTAAAACTGTTCCTGGTTGAACATGTTGACCATTTTTAACGAGCCATTTACTCAAATGCCCGTAAATAACCTCTAAAGCACCACCGACAACTGAAATATAGTGACCAAAACCACCTGGCATTTCTTTTGTATGAGCCGTACCACTAATCGTAGATTGTACTTTTTCGTAATGATAAGGTAAGTCGATACCTGGATGCGCCCAATGGAACGGATAACCTGGAGGCGGTCCATTTGGACTATAAGGTGTTCTAATGTGGTCAAGATATTTAATGTAACCACCGTCGCCGTCGCCACCAGATTCAGAAAACCAATCAGTTACTTTATCAATAGCGCCTTTTTTAAGTTTACTGAACATACCTTTCATCATATTAAATGGTAATTCAGCTGTTTCACCTATATTAAAGGCACCTAAATTGATACCAAAGATATCGAACACTTTTTCAACTAATTTACCTGGTTTTTCCATCCAGTCCATAACATCGCCAATGATTTTACTAGCTGTTTTACCAACAGATTTTGCCCAATCAACACCAGTGCCAACAACATTAGAAGTAGTTTTCTTAACTGAGCCCCAAGCACTTTGAATTTTATTACCAACATCTACCGCATAATCATTGCCGTGTTCTTTTTTCTTACCTTTACCACCTTTTAACAAGTTAGGCACTATACCTAAAACACCAGTACCACTTGCGAATCGTGGAATGTTTGCTCGTTGTAACATTGCATGTGTTTGAGCACCATTGTATACTTTTGAGCCTTTAGGTAAGAACGCCGTTGTATCTCTATTTGGTGTAATAGCAACTTTACCGTTAGGATATTGGATAGCTTCATGTCTAAATCCACCAGGGCCATTACCTTTACCTTTATCCCCCACAGTGGCAAATGTATCACGAGCAATGGCGCCATTCTTAACTACGTTCGTTGTAGTGTTAGTATGTTCAGTACCTGTATGTAATTTAATTTTAGGTAACTTATCCATACCTAATTTACCTGCTACCCAGTTAACACCATCGATTAATTTATTTAAACCACTTTTCACACCACCAACCATCGTGTCAATAAATGATTTAATTTTATTGATGATTGGAGATAAAGCGTCTCTTAATTTACTAAATGCATTTGTTACGTTATGCCATAGTGAAACGGCCATGCCAACTGTGTTATCTTTGATAGCCGACCAAGTATGAGACATGAAACTTCTAATAGCACTAAATATACTCTTAGTGCTTCGAGATAAATTATTAAACCGATTTACCGTTGAATGCCATAAACCAGTAACAATAGAAACCACTCTATTTTTAAGAGAATTCCACAATGATACTACAAAGTTACGTAAACTATTAAATATCGAACGGACACCACGAGATAAAGCGTTAAATGTATTTCGTACATTCGCCCACCATGATCTAACTATTGAAACCACTCTGTTCTTCATGGCATTCCAAATACTCACTGCAAAGTTACGTAAATTGTGAAAAATCGCTCTTACACCACGAGACAATGCGTTGAAAGTAGCACGGTTAGCGTTCCACCACGACCTTACAATCGCAACTACTCTGTTTTTCATAGCATTCCAAACACTAACGGCAAAATTTCGCAAGTTGCTGAATATTGCTCTTACGCCTCTTGATAAAGCGTTGAAAGTATTTCTAACACCTGATGTAATACCTCTAACTATCGCTAGAACTCTGTTTTTCATAGCATTCCATATAGCAACTGCTACGGTTCTAATAGCACCAAATATTGTTGATACAACTCTTCTTAATATAGAAAATTGCAATCTAACACCTGCAACATACACGCGCACAATCGTTAATAATGCGGCTTTCATACCATTCCAGATTGCGACGGCCGAATTTCGAATACCGTGCCAAATAGCACTTAAAACATTTCTAAGTGCTTGAATTGGGTGTTGGATAGCGAATTTAATTCCGTTCCATGTTGCTACTGCTGCAACTTTCAATCCATTCCAGATAACAGTAGAAGCAGTTTTTATACCATTCCAAATGCCAATAATATAAGGTCTTAAGAATCCAAATACTGATATCGCCGTACGCTTAATCGCATTCCAAGCACTAATAACAAAGTTTCTAAAGGTAGCATTGTTTTTCCACAAGTAGACAATCGCACCAACTAAAAGACCAATACCCGTGATAACCCAACCAATAGGACCACTCATAAAGCGTATTGCTAATCCTAATCCTCTTGTAGCGATTGCTGCACCTTTAGTAACTCCAGTCCATAAAACTGTTGCTGCTGCTGCGATTCTTGTTCTTGCAGATTGCAATAATTGAGCTGTGGAAAGTGAGGCGATAGCGAAACGATAGCCATTTGCAATAGCTCGACCAGTTGCAGTGATACCATTCCATATGCCTTGTGCTGCACTTGCGATTTTAGCTCGTCCTGCTTGTAATAGTTGAGCAGTACTCATACCATTTGTGGCATACATATAAGCTAGTGCTACTGATTCTGCACCAGAAATAACACCACGATATACAATCATGACACCTTCAGCCACTTTTGTTGCAGCGCTCCATAATGTTGTGGCAAGCGTTACGCTACCCATTACTGCTCGATAAACACCCCAAATTGGTAATAATGTGGCTAAAGCACCACCTAATACTGATAAAACACCAACTGTTCCACCTAAAATGCCGTTACCTTTTGAGTGTTCTGCAATCCAACCTGTCACAGCTGTTGTTATTCTAAGCATTAAAGAACCAACAGGTGCCATGCCTCTTACTAAAGCGACAACGATTGTTCCTAAGTTTTTAAGTAACTGCCAAACTCTAGGACCATTTTCATTAATATATCTTAAGAAATTTTTAAAACCCTCAGTACCACTTAAATTATTTGCCCAATCTTTAAACGTCTGAGTTACACCAGCCATTGCATTTAAAGCGATATGAGACTGACCACTAAACGCAGTGAATAAACTCAACATACCACTGAATACATTACTGAATATTGTGCCCACAATGGGAAGATTCGTTTTAGTATAACTAATAAATTGGGCGATACCATTGTCTGTAGTAGAACTGTTAGCCCATGTTCTGAATTTTTCAGATAAACTATCTATACCAGAACCAACCCAAGAAAATAAAGGGCCGAATTGACTAAACATGTGTGCAATACCATCAGTAACATTCATACCTGCTTTAAGTAAGTTATTAAAAACAGTAGGGCCTATGGTATTGATCATTCTAAATGACGCAGTTGCATTTTTAGAAGACTTAACCCAATTGAGCATTTCTCCAGACATTCTCGATATACTATTAGACGTTTTAGTAATGAAAGGATTGAATTGAGTTAATGAATATTGAGCAATTCTAATACCATTCGTCATAGTATTAAAAATGTTAGCTTGGTTAGATTGAACTAATCCTTTCCATTGGTTCTGTAAACCATTTAAGGCAGTTTTATAGGTTGAAAGTTCACTTGTTGCACGCATTTCTCCATCTTCAACCATCTTTAATGCAGTTTTAGCTTGAGCACCAAATATAGCAATTGAGCCTAGAGCGACGCCATAGGCACCACCTAAACCGATTGCAGCACCACTTAATGCAACTGTAGCACCACCAATACCGGCTATAGCTGTTGTCGCAGAACCCGCAATAGGAATAATTGAAGAAATATTCGAAATAACAAATCCAGTAACAACACCACGTGCTAAGTAACCTAAATTTCTAAATCTATCTCCAATTTGATCTATTTTTTGCTGTGCTGCGTCCATACGCCCCATAAAGTCAGAGCCGAACAATTTCATTCGTCCAACTAAAGTCTGTTGCATTTCTAATTGCCTTAACTCATCTGTCATCTCATCAACGCGACCTTGCGCAGTTTGAAAGGCAATAGATTCTTGAATTAATGAATTACGTACTTTATTTGCTGCAACACTATTCATGCCTTGTGTACGTTCAACCTCTTTAAGATTATCTTTCAACATACTTAAATTGGCGTCAGATTTTTTCAAGTTATAATCCATTAAATTGAGTTGTTCACGATAATCTTTAATAGATTTCTCCGAATTTTGAAATTCTAATGCGTTTAATTTTGCTTGATCTCTTAAACTACGAAGATTATTTTTAACATCATCTGTAGAACGTCCAAATTGTTTATAGGCAGTACTTGTTTCACTTAATTGTCTTTTATATTCACTTAATTGACTTTCGGATTTCTTGATGGTTGCACTCGCACGTTCAATTTTTAACTTTTGTTCGTCCGTTGCCTTACCATTCTTTTTAACCTCATCAGTTAACTGTTTTAAAGAACTTTTTCGTTTATCAATCAATGCTTCTTGAGACGCAATCGCTTTACTTAAATTCTTCTCTCTATCTGCTAATTCATCCACTGAGAGAGAATTTTCTTTGAAAGCTTTTTGTTGTGATTTTAAAGAACGATTAATACTTTTTAATTGATTTTCAAGTGTTGTTTTGGAGGCTTTCAATGGGTCAACATCAAGTTCGACTTCTGCACCTAAATTAAATTCTGCCATTTTTCCACCTCCTTATTTAAAACATTTTCATTGCTTCTTCAGGGCTTAGTGCACCTGATTCTGCTCTTTCAACTTTTTGTTTTTTTACTTTCTTGCCATAAATTTTATTGAAGTCATCAACATAAATTGCATCCACTTCATGAGGTTTGTACTGGCCTTCTTGTACTAAATTTCTATAAACATCATATATATCTTCAACTACTTCGCTTGCGCTTTTGTTCTTGTTGATGTTGTCTTTTTCTTTGTTTGCTTTCCCGCTTGCTGTTGTCCGAAAATTTGTTGATACGCGTCTCCGATAGAGCCATCTACCATTAAACCGTCTAATAATTCGTCATAAGTAAATTGGTTATCAAATACACTTAATAAAAGACTTGCAAAGTCATCGAATAATTCAACATCACTTGCTGGCTCTTCTTTTTCACCGAATTCTTCTAATGATTTTTGTAGTTCATCAAAGCCTTCCATTTCTTCAATGTCTACGCCTTTTTCTTCTGCATCATCTTGCATTTTTTGCATTTGCTGATAATAAACGTAGCCCTCTGATTGAAATTTAATTTGTCCTTGCATTTTTTCTTCAAATTCTGCTTGTTTACGTAAAGCGCCTAAATTTAATTTGTCTTTTACGAAATTTTTGTTTTTACCATCGATTTTTAAAGTGATTTTTACCATTTGTTGATTCCTCCAATAAAATTATTTATAAAAAATAGGCGGTTGTTACACCGCCTTAAAATGTTACGCTACAGGTTTTTCTTCAACTGCTGTAACTGCATCATCACCGTGGATTAATTTTAAGAATTTTTCTTCGCTAAAACCTTCTGTTTTATCGTGAACACGAACGAAAACAACGCCATCTTCACGTGGAATGAATGTACCTTCTAATTCGTTTTCTTCTTTTTGTTCTGGTTTTTCTTCTTGAGTTTCTACTTTAGAATCTGGAACGCCAAAGTTACCACGAGTCGCACCCATATAGATGAATGATCCATCGTTACATTTGTATTTCCAAGAAACCGATACATATGGTGGTACTAAATCTTTAGAATAAACTTCCATACCGTCACGAATTTCCACACCTAATAAATTAGCGCGCTCTTCACTTGATAACTCCATGAAATTACCTGTAACTTTAGCGCCTGTGATACCAGAGTTTAATACTAATGCTTTCACATCATCTGCATATACAGACTCTTGGTCTGATTCAAGTTCTAAACCAACCTCTTGTAATCCTGGTAATTTTGTTAATTTTCCAGGTTCTTCTACACCATTACCGATTTGTTTTCTCATTTGGAAGCCTTCGCAACCAATAACTACTTTTTTATTAGCCATAATATATTACTCCTCTTCATTAATTAATATTTGAAACTTAAGCATGTTGTTATATAAATTAAATTCATCATCTTTATCCATCACTCTGTCGTAACACCGACCATTTTTACTTTTAATGATATTGATAACTTGATTACTTATTTCATGCACAGTGTTTAAAGTGCCACCAAAAACTTCGACGGCAAATAAATAACGATAATGATGGCTATCACTATCGTTGTATAAATCATTATTCATATAAATTTCAGTAAGTCTTATAAAAGGGGTGCTTGATTCTTTTTGATACTCATCAGGAATATCGAATGTGAAAATTAATATTTCGTCAGTCTTTGAAACACGATTATCTTTCATTAGTTTTAATAATTGCTCATCTTCACTTAAAAGTACGTTCATTCTCACAAGTGGATGTTCGTTAACCATTAAACATCTTCCTCACCGCATTTTCATAAATTGCAAGAATAGGTGCTTTGCTCATTTGAAATGAACGTTCTGCGAAATGTTGGGGACGTTGTCGAACCGTACCATGAATTTTTGTACCTACATCAGGAAAATGGATATACCAACCATTATCGCCTTTTCTTGAAAATCCCACTTCTTTTGTTGGTGATGAACGATCTTGTAAAAATCCTGATGTTTTGATTACTTCAATAGCATGAGTATCATGCGTTTGTTTTGCATGTACTGGTGTGTTTGCACGTAAATTACTAGCATATACTTTCGCAGCATCTGTGGTCGCTCTTTTTGCAAATTTTTCACTATTTACAATTAATAAGTTAATTTTTCGACTAATATCTGCGTCTGTATCATATTTTTTGTGTGCCACTATTCGACCACCTCACATTTAAGCATTATTCGTTCTAAATCTTGATAATCTGTTTCAATGTTTTTGATTTCATAAATCTTATTTTTAAATTCAACTTGCATTCCTGATTCAATTTTCACACGTTGTTGATAACGAATGATAAAATTGATTGCCTCTCTCCTTGCCTCTAGGTCCTGTTCTCTAAATTCTTTTATTGTGGTTTTTGACACTTCGCAAAACGGTGTAGCAACAACTGAATTTTCTTTTTTATACGAACCATCACGTTGCCTATTATTGACTACTTTTAAAATTTTAATTCGGTGTTTAAGTCTGCCGATTTCCATTTTGCATACTCACCCCTTAGCGACTGAATCATCGAAAGAGATGATGCAGGAATTTCAGTTTTATCAAACTGTGATGTTATAGAACGATTTTCATAATGATGTCCGATGTGGTTGATGACTGCTAGATTATAAAGTGCATTACCTTTATAAAATGAAGTATCCACACCGAACCCCGTAATAGCCCCCTGCACTTGTCTTTCAGCAGCAGGAAGTAAAACATTTTCAATATAGTCGTCGTCAAAGTCGTGGTCGATACGAATACCAATTTTAATACTTTCGATGTCTAAATCTAGCATTCAATCCACCTACTTTTTATCGTCTTTGATTCGTTCTAAAAAATGACCGTCAAAACCTTTATCGGAAAGTGTTTTTTTAACTTCTTCTGAACGTTTGACAGTCATTTCAACTTCGTCATTCACTTCTAAATCTCTATCTAATTCTTTATCTCTATATGCTTTTAAAACTTTGAATTTAGCCATTTAAATGCCTCCTATTATGCAGTAGGTGTAGCTTTACCTGTGTTAAAAGTTACGAAGAAACCTGCATTTTTATCTGCTTGTTTAACGTCGAAACGGAATGCGCCCATTAAGTATTTACCGTAGATTTCGTTTTCAATCCATTGAACAGAAACGTCAGTACGATCTGCGAATAAGACACCTCGTTTTACATCTCCAATGAACGCTAAAGCGTCGCCATTTTTACCTAATAAGTCATCACGTACCACTGTAACGTTCATGCCAAGTAATGTGTTACCTGAAGTGTTGATGATTGAATCGTTTAATAAGTAACGATCGTTTTTGTCTTTTAATGTATCAACCGCTTGGTAGAAACTTTGAGTACAAATGATTTGACGGTCATAACCAGGGTCTAATTTAACATTAATAATTGCTTTTAAATCATCCACATTAGATACAGTTGTTGGATTAAACGCTTTTAATACTGTTCCGATTTTTTCGTTTAATGTATTGATTTTTTGTTCGTTGATATTTTCAGAAACAATTTGAGTTAAATTTGCAACTGAATCGTCAAGTGCCTCTTGTGAAATCGGAATTGCGCCACGATAAGTTTCAACCTCCCAATTAATCGTTTCAAATTCTGGACGTGCTAACTCTGGGTTTTTCTCTAATTCTGCAACTGTATTGAATTTAGCATTAGCACGTTTTAAGATTGGATATCTACCTGATGCAGTAGTAACTTTCGTTTTTTGTACTAATTCAGATAAATCTTGTACCGTTTTTACTTCTTTTTCTGGTTGATATTTAATATCTTCCGGAATCGTAACGCCGACATCATCAGATTTTACGTTGTCACGTTTTGCTCCTTTTGATTTCATGTATTCTGCAAAGCCTTGCACAGCTTCATTTGTTTCTTGTTCATTTTTAATTCTCATTCGTTTCGCTCCTTTTTTCTTTTCAGAGTCCAAATCTTTTTGGTTTGGTTCTTCAACATCTTCAACTTTTTTATCTGCAGGAGATTCTGTTTCTGAATCTTCTTTTGGTTGATTAGTTTCTTCAGTTTTTTCTGGTTGCTCTTCTTTTTTAGGTGTTTCTGTTGGTTGCTCTGTAGATTCGTCTGCCACTTTAGAATCCTCCTTCGTTCCTAATTCAGATTCATATTGGTCTAATTGGTCACTAACCTTTTCTAATTCTTCTAATGATTGTTTAGAACTTTCAATTTCACTTTGTAACTGTTTTGCTTTTTCAATATCATTATCTGCTAAAGCTTGTTTAGCTTCATTGATAAGTTCTTGAATTGAACTTTTTAAATCATCTTTCTGATTCTGAACTTCAGCCATCAAATGACCTCCTCTTATAAATTTTGTACATAAAAAATAGCCTTACGTGTCTAGACGTAGGCTTTCTAACTCAAGTGCTATTTGAATCTTTTGCTTTTCTTTGAACTCTTTGAGTCCTTTATTACGTTGAGCCACTTCAACTGAAGTATCACGATAAGCGGGGACAGTAACAACACTCACCTCGATTAACTCATCGATTTTATTAATTGTTTGAACGTATTGACCATCAATGACTTGCCATGTTCTCGATTCTTGGTTATCTGGTGGGAGTGTATAAAAGAAACTACATTGATTTACATTACCAGCCTTGATATTTTCATAAATATCTCTAGCATAGCTCGTGTTAGGTAAGTAGCATTTAAAGTACAAACCTTTGTCATCTATAGTAAGCTCAAGTGTGCTTGATTGCGTACGACCAATCACATAGTTAAAATCATGATTAATTAAACACTTAACATCACTGACATCCACATCGTTTAATGCTTGTGGATTGATAATTTCTCTAAATCCACCTAAATCTTCACTTATCGTATTGAAAAGTATTGCGTATCCCTCAATTACCATATCTTGAGTAGCATCAACGTTACTCATTGCCATATTCATCACCCCCTTGTTGAGGTGCTTTGTTCATACTCGCTCGTATTTTCGCGTTTTGATACTCTTCTAAACTATCAAGCGGTATTCTGTTAAGGTCAACAAGTGTTTTATCTCCGTTATTAACAGGGTCAAATCCAAATACACTTCTTGCTTCATCGATAGTAATAATCCCTTTTTGTTCTAACTCAGTGTATTTCTTAAGTTTAACTTCAGGATCACTATCTATTAATCTTGATTCATCAAATGTGAGAGACATCAGCGGATTAATATCTTTAAATATCTTAATTTCTAACTCTGCAAATATCATTGAGAAGAGAGGATATAAAGTACTCTGCAAATACTCAATATTTGCTTGTGTAATAGATGTATTGACCAACTCACTACTCATTTTTGATAGTGGTAAGCCAAAGGCTTTAGCAACTTGTTGTGTGCTAAATTTATAACTGTTTAGGAAGTTTAATGCCTCTGTAGGAATAGCAATACGCTCAAACTTCATTGTGCTATCAAGTGTTATTAAACCACTATTACTACGAGCTAAACTGTTCTCAAAATCATCTGTGATTAAGTCTCTTTCTTCTTGCGATAATCTCGCGTCTTCTAGTGTTAATACATTGGTAGAAGTACCGCCGTTTTCAAAGAAGTTTTTCAAGAAACTTTTAGAACCTTGTGAAATAGCCACCTCATGCATTAATGAATAGAGTGGCGAATAGCCATGAAAACCATCTAACGTTGTATATCTAAAATGTAGTATTTCATCTGGCGTCACTTTCACACTATTACCGTTATGATCTTCAGTAATATTATAGAAAAGTTCACCATCTTGTTCCTCAATAGAAACCAAACTATTATGTAAGAAATAAAGTTGCGTTGGAACACCTGTCTTTTTATCTCTCACAATCTCAACATAAGAATTTCCATTTAAAAGCATATTTGCGATAATAATAAATTTAAAATGCCAACCTGGAAGCTCCCCATCTGGCGAATCATTTATCAATTTCAATATACGATTATATGCTTCATCTGTTTCATGACCTTTAGTCATAATACTCGTACTTGCGATATCTTCCGAAATTACTTTAACGGCTGTAAAGACATCACTGTTTTTTAATGCATTAATACCTGTATAAGAAATATTCAAACCATGTTCATTAGCATATAAAATACGTCTCAAATCTTCGTTGAATCTTCTATCATTTGATGTAAAACCTAAATCAAACAGTGCCATGTTTTTTAATCACCCCCTTTTCGACTTGGTATGAGTTGATTGATTAATACACTAATAACAATAAGCATTAAACCTAATACAATAAAAGCTAAAGCTGTTGATATTAGTAATAGCCCATAAAAAATAGCCACAACTCCTAATAAAAATAAAACAATAATTAGAAACGCAGCTAATAGCCTTATCTTGTCCATTTTTTCACCGCCTTATCTAAATCTAGGTAAAACGTTCACTTTTTCCCACTCATATTCACTAGCAATTACATAAGCAAATATAGTTGCCATAAGTGGGTCAATCTTTTCTCGATTCATTTTCTTTTCAATCATCACAGAATCATTAGTATTTTTAGCAACTGCATTTTTGACTGCCAAGTCAAGTAGTGGGTTCTTATGATGTTTTATATCACCATTAATTACTTTTAATCTGAAATCAATATTCGGATTGGATAACGTTTGGGAGCCCTGTCGTATCTCAATAAGGTCATAACGCCAATCACGACGTTCAATTTCTGCTAAAAAGCCATGAATAGCATGTGGATCATAACAAATCGCTTCAACATCTAAGTTGTTATCTAATATATATCGTTCAATGTAGTCTAATACTTGATTACTATTAATAATGCCACTCTGTAGATTAGTAATTGTACAGTAACCATTGCGTTCCATTTCCCGATAATCGATAATATCTCGGTCAATTTTTGCTTGTAAACCACCTTTTGTTCCAACAAAGGAGTGAGAGGTCACATAATACTGCTTTTTTACTTCATCTAAATGTATAAATGATACTGCAGTTAAGTCATCTGCACGTGATAAATCAAGTCCGATATAAGTTTTAGTACCTTTAATATCAAAATCAGATTCATTTTTCTTCCAATCATTAAAATCTAAATAAGATTCTTCACTTGCTTGTAGCCAATAATTGAAGTTTTTCACTAAAATTTTGAACATCGTACCTTTTTGAGTACCTTCGGCTACACGTTTTTCTAAAAATATCTCAATTTGTTCTTTCAATTCGTCTGATTCATTGATTAATGGATTTGATTTTGCCCATGTTGATTTGTCTTGCCACTCGTTTTCATCATCTTGTTCATAAATAATTGCAAAATACTCATGATCTGTGTAAGATTCTGACAAAACTTCTTTAGCATAAGGCCACTCATCTGTGTACATTGGTGCATTTAAGTTAAAACCTGCCGTAGAAATGATAAAAATCAAACTTTGATGTAGGTTACCTTGACCAGATTGTATCAATTCCACCATTTCATTGGTTTTTGCAGCGTGATACTCATCAATAACTGCTAAAAATGGTTCAAAACCATCAACAGCACCTGTATCACGTGATAAAGGCATGACATATGAATCATCTTTCAAATTTTGAAGTAACTCACGTACCTTTTTTACATCTTTTTTTATTTCAGGTACTTGAGAAACAAAATACATCAATTGTTTAGCTACCATATTAAAAACAATACTTGCTTGTTTCTTATCATTCGCAGCAGTAAAACACTGACGTCCTTCTTTTGGTTCATTATCAAACAAGAATGAGTATAAGACTAAGCCACTGACAATAAGTGACTTACCACCTTTTCTTGCCATGGAAATAAAAGCTTTCTTAAACCTCAAATAATCATCTTCGGTAAACCAACCACGAACCATAGATACCATAAACTTATGAAATAGCGCCAATTTATGAAACTTACCTTTAGTGTCTGGTAAAGCTTCCATAAATTTAATTACTTTTTTTGCACGCTTCGGTTTATATACATAAGGGAAGTTGTCATCATTTTCGATTCGTTTTAAATCTTTTAAATGACGAATACAAGCAAGTTGAGTATCTTTACATGTTATAAATGTACCTGACAATACCATAACGCAATACTTATAAGCGTCATCTTTGTATTTATCAGCTACATCTAAAAGTTGCTCATATTCTTTATTCAATTTTACGCTAGTCATCGTCATCAACACCGAACTGATCATAAACAGATTGTTTCTTTTCGTTTTCCACTGGAACAACAATTCGCATTCTTGAGTCAATTGTGAGACCTAATGAGCCACAAACTGAACGTAACTCTTTTAAACTCTCCATATAAACTGCGAATGCACCAGTTTTTTTGTTTGTTTCTGTATCAAAAGTACCAACTATTTGAATTTGACTATATGCATTGTTGTTAATATCAACTAATTCACAGTATTTTTTGATTAGCGTGTAGTCGAGTTCTGCAATAGGCAACTCCTGAAGTAATGGAACAATTCGATTCCATTCTTTTTGCGCTTGATCCGTTAAATCTGTAGGCGTATTGTTTACAGTTAATTTATCAAATTGATTCAGACCATTTTCTTTTAATTCTGAGTCTTCTAATTCTTCTTTAGTCCTATGCCCTTGTTTTGTAGCATTTAATTTACGTGGTCTAGCCATTTAAACACCTCCAAACGCCTTATTTGGCTAGGTTAAAATATTTAGTTTTGGGAATTTGGTCGCATTTGAGGGAACGTCGATTAATCGTGAACCTTAGAGCCACGGGGGTTTAAAACCCTTCCCCTTATTTTAATTTATGTAATCGGTTATGACATGACGTGCACACCGTTTCAAGATTATCCAGGTTCAAACGTCCTCCCCAGTCATCTCGCAACTCCCGCTTGTGATGGACTATCAATCTCTTATCATTAACGATTCCTTTAGCCAAACACCTCTGACACAAGTAGTTATCACGTACAAGTGCCTGAGAACGCATTTTGCGCCACTGTACAGACTGATAAAACTTTGTCAGGTCTTTATCTACCTTATTACGTACCTGCGCGTTATACGTCCTGTGTGCATGCCTCCTACGCTCCTGTAGTTGGCTTTGTGTCATAGTCTTGTTACCTAGACGAACCTTTGGTTGAATGAAAGACAAAATGATTTCAACTTCTTTCAATATAAAAAGAAAAGAACAAACAACAATTGATTAACATTAAAGTTAAAACAATTTATTGAATGTTCTTTGTCTTTGATTATGTTTTGTTAATATTTAAAAGAATCATTGTTATATTCTTTTCGATAATATCAATATAAATTATTTCTTTCCGCAATTAAACAAACAGCTAATTGCGATTTTACTTGAAATGAATATATCCAATTCTTCTTGCTGTTTCTTCCATTAATTTTCTTCTCAATCTTAATACTGAATAAACACTAATAACTTTGTCATCATCTCTTTGCTTAGTTAATTCATGAGCAATGTCTTCCCATTCATAAGTTAAAGAATCTTTATCCCAATATCTAAACTTAACTATCTCTTGTTGTTCATATGTAGCACATCTGTATATATCTTCGATAGCAGATATTGTCTTACTCAGATTAGCATATAGGTCATCTTCGTGTAGCTTGACTACCTCACGTTCTATAGGGCTACTAACTATATTTGTTTTACCCCCACCAATATTAGTATCTTGTGGTTGGTAAAGTAGTTCATATCTTCTATAGGCTAATTGGCCTTTCATCTCATTGTAGTTCTCCCAATATTCCTCTATCTTCTTGAGGTCTAGTTTACTTAACTTCATTGCCTACCTCCATTACTTCTTACAATCAGTCATATCTGTATCATCGTTAACTAATTCATTTACAGATATCTTCAATCTCTTTGCAGTTAACAATGCTGTATTCACACTTGGACACTTCCTACTATTCTCCATATCGGACAAGTACGATTGGCTTATTCCCATTTTATTTCCCATCTCTTGTTGAGTAAGTTTCATATCTTTTCTTATTCTTTTGAGGTTCTCTCCAAATGTCATAGTACTACCTCCATTACTTACGTTTCTCTTCTGTATATCGAATGATGTAATCATGCATGTAGTTATTTGCATATCTATATTCTTTAATGCGTCTACGTTGTTCGTACTGTACTCCAATTGAAATGAGTAAAGCTATTGCTAATAGTACCGAGATTATAAACCACATTAGCTATATACTCCTTTTTGTTTCAACTTCAACTTTAATTTTTCAAATAGTGAAATCTTATCTATCTTAAAATGCTTTCTAAATTGATCTTCAAATTTATCAAGATACAGTTCATAGTCATTTATTTTTCTTTGATAATTCGGTGTAATAAAACTTTCAACTTTTGTATACTCCTGCTTTTCATTCATTTGATTTATAACATTCTTTAACGATGAAATATCTTTTTCGTATTCATTAACGATATCTGTAGTTTCAACTATGAAATCTTTGTCGAAAAATATTTGATTAATACTGAATTCGTTTCTAAAATCGGTTTTTAAATCTTCCATCTTTTGGACTCTACTAGAAAGATTCATCAATTGTCTAAAAGGAATAACCTCTTTATATACATTCTTACTTATTTCATCCAAATCTTTATAAATTTCGACATCGAAGAAGTCTAAAAATTCTTTTTGATCTATTGGAATTATATACGCACCAATCATCATTTTTGCTTTTTTATAACACTCATGATAAATAGGATAAATCTTTTCTAAGTTAATCTTTTTAGTTTGAATGTTAGTATCTGAAATATATCTGACTACTTCTTTTATAGAATATAAAGCGACGCCACCTGCTAATGTCCATAGACTACCCACTAATTCTTGATTCATTTCATTCACCTCTAATTATATTTTCAACAAAGGAATCTATTAACTTATAAGTTCCGAATATTGCTAATGTATTAAGTATAATTAAATCGGTATCAGAAATGAATCAAGTTATCATAAGCGCAACTAAAACAGCTATAACATCATAAACAAAATACATCAATCACTCACCTCCGCATTTAAATGAATATGATCATATAAGGTATAATCTTCTGGTGGTACCTCAATATCATCTTGCATATATTTGAAGTAGTTAAATACAATCACTAAAATTTTGTATATTATAATTGCAGCAATTGATGTTAAGAATGTTTCTAATAATTTATTCATAATGTATCGTTCCTTTCTGGTATAATAAATTTATTAATTTATAAGGTGGTTGGAAATAATGGACTTATGGAAATTAATATCGATTTTAATTTCTTTATTAGCACTTATAATTTCTGCAGTAACTTTTATCTATAATTTTCAAAGAAACAGAAAGAATTTAGATGTAGAATTATTAAAGTATTATCCTATTCCAGTTAATGGAACATACATTAAATTAAATCTAATTAACAAATCGGCTAATAGTATTTCTATCACCAATATTTTCATGAATAGTTATCCCGTAAATATTAGAAAAAATGTTCCCCAGAAATATGACAATAGATTAACTAGTGTAAGGTTAAATACATTTCCGCAAAAGTTAGAAAGTTATGAAGCAACTGAAGTTCTTGTATATTTTGAGAGCTTACAATTTGATGAGAAATCAAAAAATTTATTGACTTTAAATACATCAAGAGGAAAAGTTTATAAACCCTTAACCATTACAGATAAATCAGAAAAGTATCATTATTTGAGGTGTAATCTCTAGAGGGCTTAATCGCCCTCCTCATACTTCTTCATCGCCTCTTGTTCACTATCTGCCTCAACCACAGTAAACGTTTGATTCTCTCTAGTCTTAGCGACGTGTGGATATTTATTACCACTTGAATCTGTGAATGTTGTGATTAGATACTGTGTCACTTCCCCAGCACCTCTTTCACTCTAGTTAGAATATCTATATTTTTAAACCCGTCGAATTCGACCTGTTTAGAATTAGTATCCTGTTGATCCGAAACCATCTTAAACATATCCTTTTCCTTGGTCTGCTGTTCCGTCTTGCCTTGCATGGTTACGCTCCATTTTCTTTTTGTATGCATCAATGAGTTGGTCAATAGTGTAGTAATCATACGCTAAACTTATAGGCATTAGCATATAGGTTAAAGAATCTCTATTACTAAATTCTTCTTTAACCAATAACTCCCCTAAATCTTCATAAATCGCATAAAAGTACAAAATGTCTTTTAGGTTATTTGCATCTTGTTTTATGTTATTTAAAAAGATATGAATATACTCCATTTCCTCATCATCAAAAACAACTTTCGTTTGATTCGCAATACTCAATCCAAAAGCCAACATGTCTGCTAACTCATCTAACTGTACTTCTAACGGTTTACCTGGTTTCTTCTTCCAGTTCTTGAACGTTTCCAACGTATTAAACCATTCAAAGAATTCGACCACATAAGCAATCTTGCTATCTTGTAAATTAAGTGTTGGTATTCTACTGTCAAAGTCCTTTTGTATTTGTAATAGCTCTTCTAATTGTTCTACTGTTAATTGATTAGTCATTTTCGTTGTCCTCCTCATTCGGATAAAATTTAATAAACATTTTATTCCCATGCTTATCTCTTGCTACTAACTCTTCGTATTCATCATGCGATACATATTTTTCAATTACGCAGTTTTGCAACATCTGCATCATTTGCATATGTTTTTCTGCTCTCATCACTCTTCACGCTCCAAATCTTCTAATATTTGATCTAATAAAAATAAACACTGATTTAGCTCTTTATTTTTAATTGCCTGTTCAATTTCGGTAGTGTAAGAATTATTAATGAAATCAAACGCCTGTGCTTTATTCTCTAACGTTGCATTACGCTCACGCAACTTAGCTATATCGTTAATGAGTTCGTCACGTTGTTGTTTGTATAAATCGCGTTCTTTTTTAATATCCCAGTACATTTGTAATACTACACTTGCAAATTTTCCGGGATTTTCTGTAAACTTTCTAATAATAACCTTTACATTTTTACCAAGTCGTTGAAATTCCTCTATTTTCATTACTCAACCTCCTAAAATAAAGTTAGTTTTCTTTCATCTTCCAAACTTAATCCGTGTTGCTTAATATACTCGTTAAACTCTTGCTCATTGTTAAACGTCAACTTAATACCCGACCATTTCGTCTTGTGATGACCGTGTAGGTAATACACATCATTTACTATGTGCATATGCGCCACTCTTTTATCATCTTGGTACAAGTAACGCTTGGTACCGAAATACTGGTTAAGGAATGCTTTTTTATTTTTCATTGCTTTCATTCCATTTCGAATTAGGTTTAATTAATTGGTTAATGTGCAGATCATCATTCAACGAACGTATCTCATTACCTGTATCATAAAAGACATTGGCTAAATATCTGCCGAAAGCGTCATCTTTATACGTCTGAACATATATCTTCTTATTCTCTACACATTGCTTAGTAAAGTTAGTAGCTTTACTATAATTTTCTTGTCCTCTCTCTGGCGTATCAACATTGAGTAACCTGACACGCCTTTTAGCAAAAGTTTCAAACCCTAAATCTAAATCTATATCTATCGTGTCACCGTCAACAACATTGGTACATGTCGCTTTAAATGTGTATAGTTGGTTTTTGATATTCATCTCATACACTCCTTTTATTGATTTGGTAATCCTGCAGACATACATTCGTTATATAATTCATCTTTTGCTATTTCTTCTTTGAGATGTTCGATAACTTGGCTAACTTCTTTATGGCTCATCTTTTTAATTTGCTCGTCAGTATATTTTTCTCCTATGTTAAATGGGTCGAACTTTTTTTGAAGTAGTTTTACATAGTCAACTTGTTTTTGCGTTGCCATTTTTCATACACTCCCTATTACTTTTTTTATGTTCTTCTAATACTTTCATCACGACTTTATTGCTACCTACTTTAATCACAAAGCCCTGCACACCTTTTTCACGTAATTCTCGGTTAATCTGTGTAGGTGTCTTGCCTTTAGTGTTGTATTTGTAGCGTTGGTTGATTGTGTCGGATAGCTCTAATGTGTTAGTTGTCATCGTTTGTGTCCCACACATTGATTGCCATATCAACACTTTCTCTTGCTTTCTTTAAATCTTCTAGTCCATTCTTTCTTGGGGCACGCATTAAATATTTCAATGCGTTACCTACGTGATAGAATACTGACGCAGATTTATAAGTTTTGCCGACTGCTTCAATGATTATGTTTGCCGTAAATATCCCAAATTGATAATGCGGTGGTTGTTTAACCATATCCACTTTCTGATTACTAATAATTGTCATTGTCATCTACACCTTTACTATGTCGTATTTGTCATCAATCACTACTAACTCACTACCTACTCGTACTTTTAGGTATGGTTCGCCTTTAAAGTTGTAATGGAGTTCTTCCACAACTGCAGGGAATGAGTTGGTCGCGTTTGGATATTTAAACCAAATGTCATCGCCTGTATTTAACTCATGTAATTCCATTCGCCTATCCCCTTTGCACTCTGCCGTATGAGTCGGTTTTGATTTTGGCAATTAAATTATTTTCTAATGATCTAGCATATAAACTACGTTTGTGTTTTTGCGGTACGTTGAATAAATGTGGTTTCTTTCTACGTAATTCTTGTTCTTCTCTTGTAGCGATACGTTGTTCACGTTCATTATCTTCTTCAATCAGTGGTTTAACTGTTTTGTCTGCTAATGGTCTAGCAACATACTGTGTTACTGCAAAACCGTTTTCTATAATTCTTCGTCTCAAATCATAATTGCTCAATCCGTTTTTATTTGCTAGCTCATATATTTCTGCTGGCACCTCAACATTTTGATACATAATTCTCATCAAAAATATAAGTTGCCGTATTCATCTTTCATTCTTTTTCTTAACTTAACCATTTACTCCACCTCTATTAATTCAATCAGTTCTAAATCTTCATGCATCAATTCTTTTTCTGGGTCCTTTGCGATTAAATCTAAAATGCGTTCGCGTTCTTCTTCTGTAGTGATTCTGTTATTAATCCAAACAGGGTACTTCACACGCACTTTTAGTTTTGCTTCAACTTCGATGGTTTCTTCTCTGTGTTCCAATTAGTCCACTTCCTTTATGACCATGACAATTTTCGATTCTTCGGCATACATCTTGTAACTATCTATATGCACTACTTGATTATCGTCTTGCCACACATGGTTATTTGCAGCATCTAATACTGTTTTTATCAAATTATCTACATCTGGTTTGGTACGCTTATATGTGCCTATTGCAATTAATTTTCTTTTCTTGGACCAACTCTTAGGTGGTTCAAAGTAAAAATACAATGACACTTTCAAATTCTTGTCTGTTAATAACTTCGGCATTTGTTCTTGTATATATGCCTTATGCTTTGTGTATGACGTCGGCATGTAAGTTTGTACAAATCTACCAGCATTTCGAAATCGTGGCCGTGGCGACCCAATAGGGGCTTTATACGTCTCATTAAATTTAATTTCTATTTCCATATGCCACCTCTACAAATATTCGAATAGATTCGCTTGTAATCCTAGTTCTTGCTCATATAAAAGCCCATACACGCCCTTAAATCGTTTTAGCTCACTATCAGTCATAATTTTCTTTTCGTCGCTAAAATGGGCTCCTGTGAGCGAATAAACCTCATTCGTGTTATCTTCATACTTGATAACTTTGATGTCTTCTGTACCATCTTCTCTATATAGGTAGTACCTTTCGATAATTCCCATCTTTATCTCTCCATTTCGTTTCATTCATGATTAACTCCTGGACGTCTTCATATTCATCAAACGGGGATATTGTTCCGTTTTCTAATAACCTTTTGACTGCCCAACCAGATTCAACTAAAGTTTTAGCTATAAGTGAGTCGTTTTGATAATCTTCTCGATACATAACGCCTAGTAATTTTTGATATTCAACTACTTTCATGTGAAAAACCTCTGCGTTTTCTTGTAGTATTCAAATTCAATTACACCGGTTTCACCGTCTTTATTTTTAGCGATGTTACATTCAACAATGGATTTACCTGAAACATCTTCGTCATCTCGGTTGTAATAATCATCTCGATACAGCAACATAGCTAAACTTGCGTCTGCCTCGATACCACCTGCCTCTTTCATATCTGAAAGCATTGGTCGTTTGTCATTTCTCGTTTCCACACCACGACTTAACTGTGAGAGTAAGATGATAATTGCACCTGTTTCATTAGCAATAATCTTTAAATCACGCGAAATCTTTTCAATCCCATTACGACGATCTAAGTTACTATCAGTTTGCATAAGTTGTAGATAGTCGATAAATATAACTTGTTGCACATCTTTATTTTTCATCGCTTGTTTACGCACATCATGCGTAGTGATATTGCTTTTATCATGAATATCTATATCAAGTTTGAGTATTTTATCTGCAGCAGTTGTTAATCTTGTTAATTCATCTGGTTCTAGGTCTTTAATTTCTTTGATACGGGTTAACTCGATTCCAGTTTCAGTCGATAACATACGTTTTAATACAGACACGCCAGTTGTTTCTAAACTAAAGAAAGATGTCTTATATCCTTGTGTTGCGATATTAAGCAACATATTAAGCGCAAAGCCTGTTTTACCTACTGACGGTCTCGCAGCAATTACAATCAATTGTGTAGGCTCTAAACCACCTATTTTGTAGTCCATTAACTTGTAACCTGTGTTGATTTGTTGTTTAGGTTCTTCGCTATATAGTTCTTCGACAAAGTGGTCTACAATTTTCTTTGTCCCACTATCATCAGTAGCACTAATCAAACTGACCTTTTGTAGTTTGTTAAGCATCTCATCGAAGTTGTGCATGCTTGGTTCAGAATTGAATTCTTGTAGTACATTTTGTGTTTGATCTATTTGATATAGGTTTAATAAATCTTGCTGATATCTTTCAAAAAATCCGTAACCTATAAATTTTGAGTTATATAATTTTGATATTGTCTCGAAATCAAGAAACGATTTATCTTTAGTAGTCTTTAGATAAATTTCGTTGTGGTCGACCTTGCCTACATCAAACACATACTCTATAAATGACTTCATACCATGATGAGTGAACATTTCAGGTTTAACTCGTAACTTTTCTACAAGCTCTGGTTTTTGAAGTAAGCTAGCGACGATGGTACTTTCAATTTCATGGCGTTCATTCATCGTTACTCACCTCAAACTCGTTCAACTTCTTTCTAAAGTCGTCTAATATCTTTTTACGCTGAGCCACATACTCTGGATCATTCTTCATTCTCCAACGATGTTTCGCAGTCTTCTCGTCAACTGGTTCTTCTTTGACGACTTTTACTTCCTTTCTCATAATGTTAGGTATGCTAGGTGGATAAGGATTAGCGTCATTGATGTATTGCATCACTTGTTTTCTTGTAGGAGCGTAATCTCCGTTTTGACTCAAGATGTTAACCCACGTTTCTAATTTAGGTCTGTCAAAATCAATGTTATATACATGCCTAATTGTTTTAATTATTTCTAAGGCTTGTTGTTTAGTCATAGGCATTAGCTTTCATCTCCTAGCTCTTTTTCCATTTGAGCAATCACATCATCTGCAACACTTTTTTTATTTTTAGGTTTAACTTTGTTTTCAGCGTCTTCTCTAGTCTTAACGTTTTCTTTAGCCCAGTTGTTTAATACTTTGATTAGGTAACCTGCATGGCAACCTTTGTCTTTTGTATAATCAGTAGCTACTTCAACAACTTCATCTGCATGTTCTCCAATATCATCAATGGCGTATCCTATCTGTTCCATCTGATGAGGGGTTAAGTTATTATCAATGTTATTCATGATGTAATTAATTGAATGTTTAAAGACGTCTTCTTTATCTCTTTCTTTTTCTTTATCTTCTTCTAATTCTTTATCTTCTTCTGTTGCGTGACTGTCACGTGACTTCACGTGACTATCTAATAATTTTTGTTTATTTCTTTGTCTTTGCTTACGTAATCGGTTTTGTTCTCTTATTTTTTCTAAACCTTCAATATTTTGATGCTTCTCCCAGTTAGTCACTTTAAAAACACCGTTCACTTCTTCAATCATGCCTAGTTTTTCAAATGTTTGTAGTGCTAATCTGATTGAGTTAAGCGGTCTGTTAAACTCATTAGCTAACATTTCTTCGTTATAAGGTAAGTTTTCAGACAACATGATGTAACCTTGTTCGTTATACTTGCCAGCTAATGTAAGCAGCTTGACCCAGAGTGTAATGATCGTGTCTCTTTCTGGTAATGCTTCTATATACTTAATTTTGCTATCGTCGAACATTCCGACTTTTAATTTAATCCATGAAACTTCTGCCATTCGTTTCTCCTTTCAACATTCGGTTGAGCCTACTATCCACGTCCACCCAACTGTCATGTAATTTGTATTTCTCATTGAAACTGTCCATGCCTATGTTGTGCTGTTCTCGATGATGACTTGAACATAAAGCTAATACTTTGTTGCCTGTATGATTAATCTTGCGTCTGTTACGTCCTCGTCCTACCGCGTGATAATGTGCAAGTTCTGCGTGTGGTTTTTGGCATATAACACAATGTCTATTCACAGTCGACCAATAAAGGTAAGATTTATCGTTTTTTAGTAAGTCGCTTGTCTTATAGCTAAGTGGTATATCGTTATAAAATATCCAATCTAAAGTCACTTCTATAATTTGGCTAGCTTGCTGTCTTGTGCAATCACTTAATGAAATGCCTTTGTCATAGCCATACAGGACACAAACATAATCCATGAATAAATACCTCAAATATTCTCGAGGTTGACCTGTATGAGCCTCTATATCGTTACAGAGTGCAAATATCTTTCTGCGTTGCTTACCTGTTATTTTGAACGGGTCTACAACCTGCACATCGACTTCTACATCTAGCCCGTTGTCGAGTAATAGAGTTTCTTTGTTACCTAGTTCAACACCCTCAATGACAACGGTTGTTGTACCGTCATCTTGAGTGATGTAATTTTTGATTAAAGCCATTTATATCAACTTCTCAATTTTATATTTATTACCATGTATATCAGTAACTTCTGTATAATTACGCCTCAATTTAGTGCTTATATAACCGTTATTTCTACCTAAGAATTGACTCGCTCTACTCATACTTATAAATTCATATTCAATACCTAAATTATTAACGAGTTTTACTGCCATATTGGTATGCATTAAACCTGTTTCAAATGCATGTCTGTTGTTTTCCAAGTGATTGCACCACTCAAGATTTTCTACATTGTTATTTTTAGGATTACCATCAATATGATTGATACATTCTTTTCCTTTAACAACTGGTATGAATGCAAAAGCTACTAATCTATGAACCAGAAAATCTTTACACTTACCATTCTTCCAAAGCGCCACTCTTACATCTCTACCGTTAGGTGTTTTATCTTTTAAATAACGCTGTTTCCAGTGTCTAACACCATGTTTCTCGGTATAAGTTGTTTTATCTTTATGCGTTCTAATTCTTCCATGATTACTGATTTCGTAAATACCTTCGTAACCTACTACATCTTTCCAAATTTCTTTCATATGAACACCTCATCAAAATGGAAGGTCTGGAATATTATCTGCACCGTTATCAAATGGATTGTTACCACTTTGAGCTTGTCCGCTTTGCTGTTGTGGTTGGTCGTTAGATTGATTATTATTCTTACGTTCAACGAAAGTCACATTGTTAACTGCAACGTCTGTAGTAAATACTTTCTGACCCTGCTTATTCTCGTAACTTCCAGTTTGAATAGAACCAGTAACGCCGATTTTATTACCTTTTGTAAAGTTATTAGCGATAATTTCTGCAGTCTTACCAAACGCAACACAATTGATGAAGTCTGTTTCGTATTCATTCGTTTGTTTATTCTTAAATTGTCGTTGGACTGCAATTCTGAAATTAACCACATTACTGTTTTGACCTTTTAGTTCTGGATTAGCTACTATATTTCCGATTAGATTTACTGTGTTCATTGTTCAGTCTCCTTATATTTGTTTGCCATGTTTTGTATTTTAGAAATAGTGTTTACCGCTTGTTGTTCAGTCATTGATGCGTAATCTTGTATTCCAAATGTTTGCTCTGCTTGTTGTTGAGATACTTCTTTATTTAGTGATTTCATTAAGTCGACAAAGTTAAGCACTTCTTGTTTTAAAATACCTACTGTTTGGCTACTAACTTTTTTGTATTTTTCTTGTTTTTGTTTTGCGTCTGCGTCATCTTCGTCTGTTGGGATGTTGAAGAATTTCATTAAGAAATAACGTTCTGCGTATGTCAGTGCTGTACCATGTGCTTGCGATATGTCGTTTTGTTGACCGTAAGCGTGATAACTTACTTCCAGTTGTTCTTCTGGTTTATCTGCATTAATCCATGTGTAGTTTAAATCCATTTCTACGATAAATTCTGTAACTTCTTTACCTTTTTTATTCACAAATGTGTGTGTAGTCCATTTTTCATTAGTAGTATTTGATACTAATAAAAGGTTATGTTCAATCATCTTTTTTCTTATTCTGTGTAGCACTTGAGACCCACTCACATATGAATAGTTGTATCCCTTTGTATCTTTAGTAAAGCCGTCAATATTGGCTTTAACATCTGCTATTTTTTGATATAAATTAAGTTGTTCAGTCATCTACCGACACCCTTTCTTCACGTTTAATAACGATATGTGTTGATTCAATTTTGATTAAGTCGTGTTGATTCCAATCTATTTGTAAAACTTCGAAATCTTCATCAAAGAATTTACGTGCCGTTTCCATTTGATCTGTATATTCGACCTTTGGCGCCCTATCCGTTGGTCTGTTGTCAACATAGTGTTCAACGTCCTTGTGTACGATGTGCGAGTAGTGTTTAGTTAATTTACTTTTGGTTTTCTCCATCTATCAAACACTCTCCTTTGATTACTTTTTTAGCTAGTTCAAAATTGGTTAGCATTTCACCCTCTGAATGAATTGTGTTATCTATTTGAAGCACGCTCACACCGTTTGTATGGTAATGTGAGAACCAAATAACATCGTATTTATAGTCAACTTGAAAACGATTGTTTGGTATCAAATCCATCAAATCATGTGCCATTCGTTTAAATTTATGTTGTTTCATTTGTACCTCCGTGATACATTAATAGTAGTTAAATTATGTGACTGTTTGTTTTGACTGTTTGCTAATTGCCGTTAGCATTCAGTCTTTTTTATTTGAAAAAATTCATATTCGAAAAATACAAATGCTGCGATACTGATTAACATTGCGATACCTAATGCAGTTGTGAAGTAGATACCTGCAAATGTAAGTGCTAGTGAAAATGTGAACCATGTGAGTAGTGCGATTAAAAATGATTTGTTCATTGGTAGACCTCCTTTTTAAATAAATTTTCGTGATATAATCCTTTTATCGCTACTGCGATAGTGGGTGGTGAAAATATATGTTGTATAAGTATTTGATTAGTTATGATCTTCATACACCTAGAAAAGATTACACTCATTTATGGGAGTTGCTTAAAACATTTAGAGACGCTATCCACATTCAGGATTCTGTATGGTTGATAAAATCTTCTAAATCTAGCGAAGAAATTAGTGATTATTTGAGTAAAGTCTTGGATAGAGATGATTCTTTCTTAGTTTGTAAAATCGAATCGAAACTTTCTGGTGCTCTTGAAGATAATTCTGCGTTAAAAGTTAATCAACTTTACCAAGATTAACTACCGTTCTTTTCTTAGGTTTATAAGTAATATGTTTATAGTTATTGATTTCTTTACTAGCATTCCTAACTTCCTCGACCAAAAGTGCTGTTAGGAGTGCTATTTTAACGAGTTGTAGTTTGTTCATGTTCATCTCCCCTTTCCGTGTATTTCTTCGAAATGTTCGTCGATGAATTTATTCATCTTTCTTGCGTTGAATCTCCAACGATTTAAACTCTCATCTGGATAGTGTGCGATGCCTTGTTTTTTAAGTAACTTCTCAAACTTCGGATTGAATAATAATCTATCTTTAATAGTGTCGTCAGATGACATTTTTAATTTGCGTTTCAATTCTTTTAAGTCCCAAACTGGATCTAGAGAGTAATTTATTAATTCATCGTATTCATCTTTAGCGACAAGCACGTGTGTGTCGGGTATGGGTACAGATACAGTTAAAGTTTGCGTCATCTTAGATACTCCTTTCGTGTATAATGTTGTTATCCCTTTATGAAGGGAGGTGCGTATTATGAATCGAAACTTAATTACTAGTTATTTAGATATTGAAAATATTGATTCTCTAACTCTAAAATTAGTAAATGATGAAAAAATATTAATCAGAAAATTGGCTACCGACCATACTGGAAATGATTATATTCACGTTTTAGAACCTAAGGACAGAGTTATTGATTTAAATAAAGTCATTTATTTCAATATCAATACAACTAATAACGTTGGAACTGATTTCTTTCCGAATTAATCAGTGACGTTTCTATACGCATCCACCAGATTCGCAGTTGCCTCAATCAACTGTGGGTCTGGATTTTTTTGAATTTGTTTTAACAAATAATCAATTGTTAAATACATTTCATTTGGATTAATTCTTAATAAATTTTCTTGCATTTGTTATGCCTCCTTTAAGTTGTTTGTTCGATTGTGGGTAGGATGTCGTTATCTTTAAGTAATTCATAGATGAAAAGACGTCCTTTTTGTGTCCACTTGGTATTCATTCTTACTGATGTACTCCCATCTTTATGCTCAATTTCTGTAGTTGATGAATGTGTGTAACCTTTGTCTTGAATATTTGAGTAAAGTAACCATTGTCCTGATTGTTTGTATTGAACTTTTAAATCATGAAGTAGTTTGTTTAATGCTTGAGCTGACATACCGTAATCTTTTGCAATTTGTCCAACAGTGACTAAACTTTTATTATTCAAGATAGTATCTAGATAAGATGCTTTAGGTTCATATTCGGCTATTTTCTGTTTGTTCATGTTATTTTCTAGTTCTAACTTCTCTTTTTCTTCTACTGTTTGAAGTAATTGTGATAAAGCTTCTTTATATGTTTCAGGTAATCTATTTTGAATTTCGTTCTCCATCTCATTGAATTTGTTAATGTACGCCATTTTGAATTCGTTGTGACCTTGAATGTTGAACATGTATAGAGTGAAACCGTCTTTTGTTAGTAAGTATTCTTTTCTACTTTCTCCTTTAGAATCTTTATATTCGCTTGGAATGATTAACGAGCTCACATTTGAGCCGGTTAAAATTTTCTCTAATCCTCTGAGTACATTTTTGTGAGTTCTATTTAACTCATTCGCTACTACTCGACTAGAAACAACTGCTCCTAATTCTGTATTGTTTTCAATTTGAATTTCTTGTAATGCTTGCATTTGGTTTCCTCCTTTAAGTTGTTTGGTGTTCTTTTTCTTCGACTAAAACGTATTTAAAATACGATTCGTCTTTTAAAAAAATAATCTCATCGATTGAGACTTCTAAAGTATTAGCGATTTTAAACGCATCTTTAGGTTTAATCATTTCTGGATTGTTTTCCCAAAAATTATATGTTGATGGTGAAATACCTAATTTATTAGCAAAAGATGATTGAGTATAACCTTTTCTTTTGCGCCATTCATCTAATTTTAGGTTCTGTTTGATGTGATTCATTTTTTGACCTCCTTGTTAAGCTATGATTAGAGTATATCGAATTATAAATACGATTGCAAGTTTTTCGTAATTATTTTTTGAAATTAGTAATTTTATTTTTTAAAATCGTATTTTAAGTGTTGCAATTACGATTTTTCATAGTATAATAAAAAGTGTCAAAAACATCATATATAAGGAAGGTAATTAAAATGGCTTTCAAAAATTCCATCAAAGAAATTAGATTAGATAATAGACTGTCGAAAGTTGAAATGGCTAAAAAATTAGATGTTTCGGAAGGCACAATAAGAATGTGGGAAAACGGTAAAAACGAACCTAGAATGGGAATGATTGAAAAAATATCTAGCTTATTCCATGTTTCAAAAGGATATCTTTTAGGTGAAGTAGAAGAATCAACACTACCAGATTTTGATGGCGAAGTTGATATTCCTTATTATGGCAAAGTTTCTGCAGGTAATTTTGAAGAAATGACAATTGACAATGAATCAGTTAAAGCACCAAATTTTGCATTCAATGGTCGTAAACCTAGCGAATGTATTGCTTTGCAAGTAAATGGAGATAGCATGAACAAAATCTTGGCTAACGGATCATACATAATCGTACATGATTATAGAAAGAATCAAGACTATAAGTTGAATAGTAATGACATATTGGTTCTTCGTTTAGGTGGAGAATACACAGTAAAGCGTGTTAGACGTACTGAAACAAAATTACATTTAGATCCAGTAAGTTATTCTGATGAGTTCAAAACTAATTCTTATGATTTAGATTCAATAGATGAAATTGAAGTTATAGGAAAAGTTATTTATAACTACCAAATTTTTGATTAACAAGCCACCTAGTGACGCTTTAATATAAAAATATATAAAGGAGCAACAAAAATGAAATTCAAAATATTAGGAACTGCATTACTATCAACAACATTATTATTAACTGCATGTGGTCAAAGTGAGGACTCAAAGAAAGATAATGACAAAAAATCAGAAAGTAAGCCTGATAAAAAATCGAATAATCCGAAGAAAGAAGCCAAAAAAGATGACAATAAAAAGAAAGATAAAAAGTCATCTAAAGAAAACAATCAAAATCAATCTTCTGAACAAAATGTAAATGAACAACAATCTACTGAACAGACACAACAAAGTAATAACCAAAAACAAGATAAACCTGGTACTGATGCCGGATTAATTAATCCTAAAGATGTAAACGATGAATCACAATCAAACGATGGAAATCAATCAGTGCCAAAAGATGTTAACTCAGAAATCAATTCTGCACAAACTGAAGAAGATTATTATAATGCACTTCGCAAAAAATATCATGGTGGCTTATCATCAGGAGAATTACAGACTAAACATGCTATAGAAAATGGATATTACGATGAAAATAATGCTGATGAAGTTTATCAAAAAATTCAAAACGAGGAACAAAAATTCAAAATGGTGAATACGATCAGTATAAATAGTGATTTTAAATCGCAATTATTACCTGTCCTAGCGACGCTATAATATAAATTTATAAAGGAGAAATATAATGAAAATAATTAATTATCAAGTTAAACTGAGGAAAATTTTTTATACCGTTAGAACTAACAGAGGTAATGTTTTTAGGAAGTCACGTCCTAAAAAGGAAAGTATTATAAAAACACGCAGAAAATTACAAAAATACGCCAGAGAAATTGATGAAAAAAGACAGTAAGTCCAAAGGAGGCGTAGATGATGACATTCGTTATTGAATTGTTACTAATTTTACTAATTGTAAATATTATTTTGTTAATTATCAATATTTATAAACTTATAAAAGCGAACGAACAAATTTACAAAAGAGCTTATACCATGTGGACGGTATTAACCATAGTTTTTATCTCTATTATCGTGATAATACTATATAATTTTATTTTTTTATAATTATATAATTCACATTTAGCTACTGCATATGATCAAGATGAAATAAACTTAATCTAAGGGGATGAATACAATTGATCTATGTGATTATCGGTTATTTTTAATTAGTATTTTTTTATTTATTTTCGTTTCTTTTATCACAAACTGAAGGGATAACTTATAACACACATGTAGAACAATTTCATTGGCTTTTATAGCTGTAAGTATAATCTCATTTCTAGGATATCTAATTTTATGATATGGTGGTGTTTATGTGAAATTTAAATTTATTATAGCAGTTATTATGATAGCACTTATCATTATCTGCTTGCGACCGTCATGCAGACAATGACTTAAAGATAATAATAAAATAGAGGATAAACAACTAAACACTAATCCTTAAATCTTATTTGATTGCTAGAAAGACTTTTAAATTATGTTTTATTTTCTTTTCGCATTATTTTCATAATTACATCACTTTCCTACATTCACTTATGTAATTGTGAAAATTCAAGAAAAGAGTTAACTATTAAAATTATATTAATCTATATAATTTTATATTTTATTATTTTAATAGTTTTGGTAACAATTATAATAAATATAATGCAAATAAATGATTTAGTTGATTCTAACTCTTATTAAAAAGAGTACATTTTCACATACTCTTTTTTTATATTTTTAGGGTAGTCCGCCTATCCCTTATTATTTTTTACCTTTTTTGAGGAGGGATAACCTGCAAACACGATGTTATGACGGTAAAAAAATGGCAATACGAATTTAAGTATAAAGGTAACGGTATAGACAAAAGGTTTTCGAACAAAAAGAGAAGCTAATTCTGCTGGATTAGATAAATTAAATGAGTTAAAGCAACGGCATTTGATTATGAACCTAATTTAACCCTAACTATTTTAAAACGTGGTGTGAAACGTTTAAGAAATCGACTGTAACACCCAAAACATATAAATCTTACGCTGCTGCTATAGAACATATCAATAACCACCCTATTGGCAAAAAAAGTTGAAAGATTTATCCAGGTATCACTATCAAGATTTTATTAATGAATTTTCAAAAAATCATTCTAAAGAGTCTATAGAAAATTAAATATATAAGAACATCATTAGACGATGCAGTATACGAAGGGCTTATTGCAAAGAACCTACCTTTAAGGTTAATTATAGGGCTAATAACCCTAATAAAAGTGAAGATAGTAAGTATATCAATCTAAAAGATTATGAAGTGTTAAAACAGCATTTGATGACTAAAGACAACGCATCTTCACTACTATTCATCATGATTTGTACTGGTTGTCGTATAAGTGGGCGTTAAATCTAAAGCGTGAATATATCAATCAAATTAAAAGCGAAATATATATTGATGAACATAAAACTGATTCATCACGTTATGTGTCTATTAGTCAAAAGGATATGAATTATATCATTAAATCTATTGATCAATTACCGAGAACAATTGACGGTACTATCTTTGGTGAACTAACAAACAATGCAGTTAA